TCGGTACGTAATATAAAATATCTCCCGGATTATCAGGTGCTCCATCTCCCGTGGGATTCCCATTTGCATCAGTGTCACCTGTCAGGTCACGCATATCAAACACGGGATCCATATAGACATCTTCATATGGATGTTGTTGGGAAAGTGAACCTGTAACGAATGGGGTAAAATTGACAGTAGGACCCTGGCACTGTATTCCTCCCCCGTAAGTATTAGTGATATATGGGCCTTGTAAAACCTGGATCGCCTGGTTTGTGACGCTACC